CTTCCTCTTTTCTACAGTATTTAAAGATACCCCAAGAAGCTAATTATAACAAGACGAACTCCAATTCACTGTTCCTTGCATTCTAAAACCTTAAATACCAGAAAACAGCTTTTTCAAAGTTGTTTTCAAAGTTGGCGTATAACATAGTATCGACGGAGCCGATTTTGAAACCACAATTATGATAGAATTTACAAGCTATAAGGTTATTGTCCTGGGTTTCAAGCATTAGTCCATGCAAGTTTTTATGCTTTGCCCATTCTATAGATATATTGATAAGCGCGCTGCCTATGCCTTGCCCCCTGAAATCCTTACATACGGCGATATCTTCTATATAAGCGTACCGGTTCCAATTTTTTCGCAGTTTAACTTTTCCGACGCATTTATCGTCTTGGTAGTAAAGATATATTATCTTATCAGTATTGTCAATATATTCAAGGCAATCTGCCTCCTCATCCTCTTCATCCTCTTCGTCTTGGTAGCTTTTTAAATATGGCGCTTCATAGAGTAATTCTGTAAAGGTCCAATTCTCGTTTTCATACCTCGGTATAATCTTACCTATCACCTCAAATGGTTCGCTGGGTTTATCGATATCTTTCAGGTGCCCTGCTTTCATTTCTGTAATCACTGTTCCCGCCTCTCTTCTATATCAGCGGCATATGTGCTATCCAGGCAGCCGGTTTTACCAGTGTATTTTTTATACATGTCCCTGGTATATTTTGTTATATTCCTATCATACTCCGGATAGGCATAATGAAGCCTTTCCGCCACCTCACCGGATACCGCCCTGAACAATTGATGGCATAGAAATAATGCTTCCCATATGTTTTCATAGGAATCCATCCGGTAGGTGGACAAAAGTTTCTCCCACAAATCCTCGGATATATACCTTTCAATAAACTTATAGTTCTTGCCTACACTTAATTTAAAGCCTGTTTCGATGCCGACCTTCCATGATATCATTCTCAGCAGCTCATGGCGAACAATCTGATTAAAATGATCAATAGCAAATAAAATTTCCTTACGGCACAATCCTTTAATAACATAAGGTGTTACATTCCAAAATTCATTGCAGCAATCATCATACTCCCTTGCGCTTGGCTTTCTTACATGATAATCTATATCAGTCGGAACTATGTCCCTTTTAATTCTACAATCTTTATCAATTAGAACCTTTATTAATTTATCGCCCTTTAGGTAATTATCTAACTCTTCCAAGGGCAATAAGGTAAGATCAATTTTATTGTAATCATCAAATAGCATAAGATAGGAAAATCCCTTTTCTTCAGGTGGGAATAATTCCATATCCTCCGGCTTTTGCATCATTATTATATTCCCAAATTGATTAAGCCAGTCATCATTAGATATAAACGGTTCTATATCACTTACAAAATATGTAATATCATAATCCTGAAATTCATCTTTAGGTATATTAATATTTGCGCGTGACCCCTCAAGGGTCACAATTCGAATACGTTCATCCTGTTCTGCTAAAGAAAGTACTAAATCCATCATTTCTTTTTCTGATCTCATTTACATACTCCTCGTTTATTTTTTCTATATTATTACATCTTCTTTTTTGCCGATACAATCAGCATCATTGGGCGTCGCATTTCATCCGCCATCCCCGGAATATCCATCATGTTCTCTGGCGGCTGTGGCTCCACAATCTGATTTATTATAAAACTATTTGAAAGCAGTGTATTTAGATATGTGGTCAGTGTTCTATGATATTTTGTAACCTTTTCTTCCAAAAACATAGCTGTCCGTTTGCCCTCATAATAATAATTGTCCACCGGGAAATGCAGTATTTCTCCTTTTTCGTTATAATACCAGTCTTGTGTTCCATGAGCAGTAAAAACAGGATGTTCAACTGTAAAAACTAAATTGCCACCAGCCTTCAGCATCCTATATATCTTTTTTATTAAATTCTCATAGTCTGCTACATAATGAAACGCAAGCGAACTTAGTATTACATCAAAGCTCTCCTCTGGGAAATCCACATCTTCTATGGCACAGCATTCATATTCAATCTGTGGAAAATGGGTTTTTCCTTTTGCTACTTCGAGCATTTTATGAGAAATATCAACACCTACTACAGAGGAAGCACCGTTTTCCATCGCATATATACAGTGCCATCCATAGCCGCATCCTAAATCAAGCACACGCTTACCCTTAAAATCAGGTAGCATCTTTTTCAAAGTCTCCCATTCTCCCGCACCAGCCAGTCCTTTCTGCGAGCGACTCATTTGACTGTATTTTTGAAAAAATATATTATCATCATATTTGTTTTCTTTCATCTGAACTCTCCTCGTTTAAAAAGTTAGGGCTTCTCATAGCTTAAATCTGCATAGTTTACTTTTATTTTGATGCTCTCTCGAATATATCCGTCAAGGGACTCTCTAAACTCATCTTTTGTTTTGTCCTTTGAAAGATCGAATACTTTTTGCAACGTTAGAGTTCCAGAAGCAATAAGATATCCGATTTTATGATAAAGTTCATGGTTGCCGTGCCAGTCCTTCAGAATTAGGAACGTCTGCTGAATTCTGCGCCAGATGCTGTCAAGCGTTTGTGTCTGTCGCATTTCATCAAATTTGAAAAACGTGTAGTACTTTTCTCTATTATCAGCGGGTTTACCTGAAATCAGATCCAACACGAGGTCGATTCGTGTTTGATATGCAGTATTTGTTGTATTTGTCAAGAAGTACCACAGAGAATTATTGAGCAGTTCCTTTTCTATGTTGTCCCATTGGAGGGAGATTTCCTCTTGTTTTTCTTTATCAACGTTTTCATCTGTTCCTTTACTGAGGAACATAGCTTTTACCAGTTCTGCATTTGTCAATGGGATTTTTCCAATGTTCAGTCTGGTAAACAAACCTATAGCGTCCTCGGTTTCGCCCACTTCATACCATATTATTTTCACAATTTCATCGAAATACTTGTTTACATTTGTGAGGGTTGATTTCCTGTCTCTTGCGGCAAACCACTTCTTGATGCTTTCATAAGCAGCACAAAGAAACCAGAAATCGATATTCTCATTCTTGCGTGATTCGTCAATCGATTTTAAGAAATCCTCAGATTTATCTCTGGTTTCATACGAAAGGGTAAACCTCGGCTCATCGATAAAGCCGAAGCTCTCTTCATTCATAAAACGATAAATAAGGTAGATGGTCGTTAAACGCTGCTGACCATCAATCAGCTCATATCTATCGCCATTCTTTCTCACCACAACAGGCTGAAGGCAATAGTTTCTCTTACCCTCTGTAGCATAAATATCGTCAAGTAAACGAACAACTTCGGTTTCGCCCCATCTATATCCACGTTGATACGATGGAACAAAGAATGCTCCGGTTATATCACCGACCAATTTTGTTTCAAGTTTTATTTCGTTATTCATAAGAGTCCGAGCCTCCATTACTGTTCCTTCTTCACATATGTGATTTGGATATCGTAGCCCAGATTTTCGAGCATCTCCACGAACACCTTGTTCACGATGCCGTCTTTCTTGTTTATCAGCCTGCTGATGTACGGAGCCGAAGTCCCCACCATCTCCGCAAGCTGCGCCTGGGTGACGCGTTCTTCCAGGCATTTGACTTTTACGTCTATATCAAAATCATTCTTAACCATAACGCACCTCGCTTCCGGTGAAATATGATTGCACTTACAAGATAATTCATTATACCACAAGTTTATGAATTTTTCAACATAACGAGAAGAAAAAGACACCCGGAAAATTCCGAGTGCCTTATTGCTTGTAACCGTTACGCATCCACGTCTATCGCAAGGCCGGATTTGAACTCGACCGTGATCCTGTCATCGTGGATTGTGACCTTCTCGATCATTCGGCGGACGAGTATCTCGCTGTATTCCGCCTCGCCGGTCTGTTCCTCAATGAAGGTGATCATGGCTTTGATCCTGTCAATTTCGTCCTTTCGTAGCGCCGCCTGCGTCAGAACGTTCTGCCGCCTTTCGCGGAGGGATACTATCCTTTCGCCGATCTCCTGGACGCGGGCTTCGTCCCTGCCGGCGTCGAGAAGGTCCATCTGACTTTTGCAAATCATGTTATCGATGACCTCGATCTCTTCATCGGCGTCACAGCCGACAACGCTCTCGATGTTCTCCTTCAGAACCGGGATGATATCGTCCCTGTTGCCGTAGGCCATGTTCACGGCGGATGCAATCGCGGCATGCAGGTCTTCCTCCGGCACTGTCCTCGCGGAACACTCCTGTCCGGTTGTAAGCCTGCTGACGCACCGCCATACCACGGGCTTCTCGTTCCCGACGGACCATACGACCCGTCTGTAGATGTTGCCGCAGTGACCACAGACCACATTTCCGGAAAGCGCGTACTTGGAACTGTACATACGTTTTTTGCCGCCCTTGTAAAGAGATGACCGCCTTGCGATCTCCTCCTGCACCAGGAGGAAGGTCTCCCTGTCGATGATGGCTTCGTGGCAGCCTTCCACATAGTACTTCGGCATCGCGCCGTCATTGACGCTGCGCTTTTTGTCGAGGACGCTGACCGTATAGGTCTTCTGAAGAAGCGCGTCTCCGATGTATTTTTCGTTGGTGAGGATCTGCTTGATGTTCGTCTCATGCCAGCGGGCATGCTTCGCGCCGTTGAGGATGCCGTCCGCCTCAAGCCCGCGCCGTATCTTCACGAAACTCGCACCTTCCAGGTATTCGCGGTAAATGCGTCTGACCACCTCGGCTTCCTCCGGCACGATGACCAGTTTCCCGCTTTCGTCCTTGGTGTAGCCGAGAAACCAGTTGTGGTTGATCTGAACCTTGCCCTGCTGATTGCGGAACTGTATGCCGAGCCGGACGTTCGCCGACAGGGATTCGGACTCCTGCTGCGCCAGCGCCGCCATGATGGTCATAAGCACCTCGCCCTTGGCGTCGAGCGTATTGATGTTCTCCTTCTCGAAGAACACCGCGATGTTCAGTTCCTTCAGCTTCCTCGTGTATTTGAGGCAGTCGACCGTGTTGCGGGCGAAGCGGCTGATCGACTTGGTGATGATCATGTCGATGCGTCCCGCTTCGCAGTCGGCTATCATGCGGTTGAAAGCCTCGCGCTTTGCCGTGCGCGTACCGGAGAGACCGTTGTCCGCGTACACCTCGACCATCTCCCATTCCGGGTTGCCGTTGATGTAGGAGGTGTAGTGCGCCACCTGGGTCTCGTAGCTGGATTCCTGTTCCTCGAAATCAGTGGAAACGCGGCAGTAGGCGGCGACGCGCACCTTCTGTTTTTTCTCCGCGGGCTTCTGCGTTCCGACAGTCCGCACCGCAGGGATGAATGTAATGTTCTGAGCCATAGCCATTATTTGTTCACCTTGCCTTCTATCCGGCCGTATGCGTACTCAGCCTGCGCTATAGGGTCGGTATATTTTTGTGTGGATTTTTTCGTATAAAAGTCCGTGTATACCACGGGGACCGGCTTTTCCTTCGGCAGGATCCTGTCTCTGCCGAGAGCCTTCTCACGCCGCCGCTGTTCATCCTGCACGGCGTTAAAGGTTTCATCGTCGATAATCCTCGGATAAACGTCATCCCCAAGATAGCGCCTGTTCTGCAGGATGCGCTTTATCTCGCTGTGGGTCGCCCGGATGCCCGCCACTTCGGCGGCGCTGTCACGCGACATGCCGAGGAGATAAGACGAGAACAGGGCGGAAAGTCTGGCAGCCTCCATTTCATGCACCTGCGGTCTGCCGTCAACGATCACATATCCGAACGGTGTGTGTTTCATAGCCTTATATCCTTTCCCGGAAGACGGGACCGCATTTCATGACGAATCCGACTTCCTTTCTGCTGAAGAAGATGACGCGGTCAACGTGCTTCGTGAAGACTTCATCGGAGAACGCCGTCAGCCGTTCCGCCCCGGCGGTGTATTTGAGCAGTTCGTTCAAAGCCGTCTGACGGTCAAAATCCAGGTCGGGGTCGCCCTCGATGCCGGCGCGGGCGGAGTGGATCTCCTTTTCCTTCTGCGCCAAGACGTCGAGTTGCTCTATGTACACGGCGGCGTCGAGCAGTCCCTTGGCGAAGAACCTGTCCGCCGCCTGCCTGCGTTCGGCTATCGTTTCCAGTTCGGCGTTCAGCTCCTCAAGACGGTCGATGACATCTTTGTTTCCACCGCCGAGCAGTTTGCCGGACATGGGAAGCAGAACGGCATCCCGTCCGTAGATCAGCTTGTTTATCATATTCACGAACGCAGCCTCGACATCCGCGCCTCTCACCGGGAGCTGCCGGCACTTCTTTTTGTCCCTGATGTGCGTCTCACAGCCGTACCAGACCTCGCCATATATCATTTTCCGTTTGCATTTTCCGCCGCATTCGCCGCAGAACACTTTGCCGGTCAGGGCATACCGCTTCGAGTACTTGCCGCCTTTGGTGATGCCTTTCTCCCTGGCGTTGTTGTCGACGGCGAAGTTTGCCGCCCGGAAGGTCTCCTCGCTAACGATGGGTTCGTGATGTCCCTCGATGCGGTACATTCCTTTTTCGCCGCGGTTCACACGGGAATTGAAGCGGTCATCCTTGTAGGTCTTCTGAAAAACGGCAATGCCAGTGTAGGTTTCGTTGCGGATCATTCCGAGGATAACGGAACTCTGCCACCTGCCGCCTCGCGCCGTTGGGATTCCTTCCTCCTGCAGCTCACTCGCGATCTTCGTGCCGGACTTGCCCTCAAGAACCGATGCGAATATGCGCTTTACAACTTCAGCCTTCTCCTCGTCGATGACCATTCTGCAGTCAACGTTTTTATAGCCGTAGGCCGGTGTGCCGATCACGTAGGTGCCGTTCTGGAAACGCTTCTGTATGCTCCATTTGTTGTTGTCTGAAAGGGAGCGGGATTCATCTTCGGCAAGGCTCGACATGATGGAAAGCATCAGTTCGCCTTCCATTTTTCCTGTATCGATGTTTTCCTTCTCGAAGAAAATGTAAACGCCTATTGCGCTGAGCCTGCGGACGGTTTCCACCGTCTCCACGGTATTGCGGGAAAAGCGGCTAATGGATTTTACAAGGATATAATCGATGAGGCCCCGGTCGCAGTCGGCAAGCATACGGAGCAGACCGTCGCGCTTGGCCATCTTCGTGCCGGAGACCCCTTCGTCGTAATACAGACCTGCGTATTCCCAGCTCGGACAGTTCTTTATGACCTGTTCGTAGTGTTCTTTCTGCGCGTCCAGGCTGACAAGCTGATCGGCGGAGTCGGTGGAAACCCTGGCATAGGCCGCCACACGGAGTTTCTTCTCCGTTTTCGCCGCCGCGTCGATCTTCGTTATCCGTTTCATTGTCTCGCCTCCTGTCCTTAAAAGGGTATAGTATATATCACTCTGAAAGCCCGGAATAGCAAGTCAATTACGGGATAAATCTCGCAATCAGCGGGGAGAATTTCTCGCGGTTTTTCGCCACGATCTTGTCATATTCGCCGGGGGTGATAAGCCCCTTGTCGAGCAGTTTCTGAGTGATCTGACCGGCAGCGATGTAGTAGAATTCACGGCGCATATCGTCGTCGGTGCGTTCGACTAACTGTTCCGGATGGAACACGCCCTGTATCTCTGTTACGTTCATAAATAACACCTCCTACCGGGTAGCCTTGGCAGGAGGTGAAAACTGACGGTTTGAGGGAAAATATCAGTCTTTTTTATAAAACTCACAGACATACCCATCGGCACGGAGCAGAAGTCCCTCCGCCCAGGGCGGAACGCGTCCCATCTGTTCGCAGAGGACGTCGAGGCTCATTCGCGGGTCGGCTTCGATGATGATCTCATCGTGGACGTGCGCGACGATCTCATAGCAACGCAGCGTTTTCATGGCGTACATCAGAATGTCCCTGGCGGTCGCCTGGACGATGTTCTCCACGAACTTGGGACCGTAGGATTCGATGCGTTCCCATTTCTTCGTGCCGCCGACCCCTTCATAGGTGACGGACTCGCCGCTAAAGCGGTTCTCTCCGATACGGGGCTTGACGTAGACAAGGTTTCTCCCGGACGGAAGCGTTATGAAAAGCATACCGCTCTGATAAAACATCCTGACCCCGCCGATGCTCTGTGGCTTCCGTTCCTTCACGACCCTTTTCACAGCGGAGTCGACGTCCCACCAGAAACGGACGATGTTCGGATTGGACTGCCTCCAGGCGTTCACAAGGGGCTGAAGCTCCTCTTCGGCAAGCCCCATGTCAAGAGCGCCCATCGCCTTGAGCGCACCGACTGATCCGCCGTAGCCGAGCGCCAGTTCCGCAATCTTGCCTTTCTGGCGCAGATGTCCGTTCACGCCGTGCTTCTCCACGGGGACTTTGAACATCTGGGAAGCCGACGCGCAGTAGATGTCGCCTCCGCTGCGGAAGACCTCCGTGCGCCACGCTTCGCCGGCAAACCAGGCAATGACTCTTGCCTCGATGGCCGAAAAGTCCGCCACATAGAACCTGCAGCCGTCCTTCGGAATGAATGCAGTGCGTATCAGCTGTGAAAGCGTGTCCGGGATATCGTCATAGAGCATTGAAAGAGCTTCGATGTCACCGCTCCGCACAAGCGCCCTTGCCGCGTCAAGATCGGGCATATGGTTCTGCGGAAGGTTCTGTAGCTGAACGAGCCTGCCGGCAAAACGCCCGGTCCTGTTCGCGCCGTAGAACTGGAACATCCCTCTGCATCTGCCGTCGGCGCAGGCGGCGTTCTCCATCGCCTGATACTTTTTGACAGATGATTTTGCAAGTTGCTGCCGGAGCAGGAGCGCCTCGGATACGTTGCCGTCCGTTTCACCGATCAGCGCCGCCACGGCCTTTTTGCCAAGCGTGTCGGTCTCCACGCCGTTGTCCGACAGCCAGGACTTCATCTGCGCCACGGAGTTGGGGTTGTCGAGTTCGGTCAGTTCCCGCATCGAGGCGGTAAGGCTGTCCCTTGTTTCCGCGTCAAGGGCAATGCACTGTTTTACGAACGGCATGTCCACGCGGATGCCCCGGTCGTTGATTTCCTGGTCGAGATGATATTCATCCCACACCGCATCCGGCACGGGAAACTTCGACAGCTTCGCCTGTATCTGCATTTCGGTCTCCACGTCGCGAAGGTTGTACGCCTTGTATCTGTCCCACTTTTCCTGGTCATGCTTCGGCAGATTCCTTGTACGTCCGCCGTTTGCCTTCGTGGGAGTGCACGGGGTGGAGAAATAACGTATCAGATCGCGCCCCTCGGTCATTTTCTGCTTCTCAAGTCCCAGGACAGCTCCGACCCCTTCCAGGGACAGCGGCAGCCCCATATACGCCGACCACACCATCGAGCAGCGCCATGACTCCGGGTTTAGGAAACGGGCGCACTCCGTTGACAGCGGATGTCGGTCATAGAACTGATCGAGGCTGATCCCCATATCTGACAGATACCGTGAAAGGCAGACGCGCTCAAACTGCGCGTTGAACGCCCACTTGGTCACGGAATCGTCGGTCAGCGCTGACAGGACGTCCGCCGGCAGCGTTTCCCCGGAGGCGAGGTCGATGACGCGAACCTCACCGCCGTCCGCACTGTATCCGAACAGCAGGATCTCAAAGTCCGGGCTTTCCGCGTATTTGTAAACGCCGCACTTCTGAAGGCTGACCGATGAATACGTCTCAATGTCGATTTCAAGATTTCTCATGTCGATTCTCCATAATGAAAATGAGGCGGCAGAGGGAGAAACTCCATGCCTTACTTCGTGAATTCCTTCATGCGTTCCGCATGGTATTCGGCATCGCGCTTTTCGCGTTCAGCCTGACGCTTTTCGTTCCTGCGGTCGTTGATAAATGTCTGGATCCCGACAAACACCCATGTGAGGGTCGCCAGGGAGAAAGTGCCGATGAGAATGTTGACGAGCAGTTCGGTGACTGCGCTTACGGTTGAACCTTCCATGTCCGCACCTCCTTACGCCAGGAAATCTTCATCGGCGAGGGTGGCGAAATCATCAGCCGCCGTGGACTTGCCGCCGAGAGGCTCACCGTCTCTGACCTTCTGAATGTTGCCCAGACCGCAGGCGATGCCCTTGTTGCCGTTGGAGTTAAAAGCGAAGAAGTTCAGCGAGACGCGGGCGTAGCACCCGGAGTAGACTTCGCTCCTGTCGAGGATGGGCTTGACCTGTCTGTCCACGATCTGCGGAGCCGTGGTGGAATTGGCGTTGATGAACCAGTGTCCCTTGTACGCTTCATCATCGCGTTCGACGTCGCCGTCGCGCAGAGGCAGCTTGATGGCTGCCTTGTTGGGTTTCTTGCCGCCGAACTTCGCCACGCCTTCCTCGATGGCGGCGTCGATTGCCGCATTGATGGCGCTGACGGTCTCGGTGTCGGACTTGGGGATGAGGACGGATACGGAGTATTTCTCCGCGCCGCCGTTGATGGATACGGGCTCCCAGCCGTGGAAGTAAGAGAGGCGGGTGCCGGTTCCGGTGATAACCTTGGTTCTGTTGGAATTGTTAGCCATTTTAAATATCCTCCTTGATTTCGTAAAATTCGTTAATGGCGTTTGAAACGTTCATGGCCGGACGCCTGTCCGATTTTGGAACGAGAGTCGGCTTGCCCGGCGCTTTGGTGATGAGGCCGCCGAGAATTGCCTCAAATCTGTCTTTGCCCATCAGTCTCTGCATTTCGGTCAGCGGGATAAGGGACTGACGGTAGATATCCTTATAACCCGCTTCTTTTGCCGCTTCCGCGACGGCTGCTTCATCGCGGTACTTGCGGACGGAGCGTCCTTCGACCACCTTGAAGCCGTTCCACTCCTTGCCGTGGTTCAGCGCGGCGTCAAGAGCGTAGGTGGTGATCTCGTTCGCCCATTTCGTCAGATCCGGCAGCACGGCGAGGATGTCCTCGATTTCCGCGTCTGTGAGCAGGGGCGGCATACGGAACTCCGTCTGCGCCAGCTTCAGCTTTTCTTCGGCTCTCGCACGGCAGCGGACCGCAGCGCGGCAGAAGGTACACCATTCGCCGGGAAGATACTCGCCCTCGCCGTCATAGGCCATCTTCGCCCTCGGCTTCAGTTCGTTTTCCGCCCAGGCTTTCAAATCCTCCACGGGGATCGTCCAGGTGCTGACGCTCTCACGGCGCGGCTGGAAGATGGTCATCGACACCTCTCTGATATCGTAGAGAGCGTCGTACAGCGCCAGAGCGCCGAGCGCGTACAGCTTCATCTGCGGATTGTTTTCCGCCTCGACGAGGACTCCCATACCGTACTTGAAATCGATGATGTGAAGCCTGTCGTCGGAGATGATCAGACAGTCCCCGGTACCGAAGCCGTCCGGCACATAGCAGGAGAAGTCCAGCCTCTGTTCGATGAGAACGACCGGGTCTTTGCAGACCTGCTTCGCCGCCTCATACTGCTCCATGACGAAATCAACATAGGCATCGGTGCATTCCTCCATCTCATCGGAATCGTAGTCCGATACGGGACGGCGACTTCGCATATGGAGAGCGCGCTTCAGCTTGTGTTCGCATAGAGCGTGCGCTGCGGTGCCTTCTCTTGCGGCTTCGGAGCCCGTGTTCTCGAACTCAAGCTCCAGCCTCGCCGACGGTGTACAGTTGAGCCACCTGTGAGAGCCGGATGCGGACAGGACAGCGTGATCAGCCATTGCCCAGCACCTCCGCTTTTTTCAGCACCGCTTCGTACTGCGACGGGTCAATCTCACTGAGCCGGTCAGCGCCGAAGCTCTGAATGATCGCTCTAACCTCCGCCGTGTAGCCGTCGCGGCTCTTTTCGGCGAGAACGCCTCTGACCTTTTCAAGCGGGATCGTCTGCTTTTTCTTCGCTGGCGCATCCTTCGCTTCCGTCTGCGGGCTGTCAGCGAGGGATGCGCATAACGCCCTCACGCTGTCCGCGAGACCGGACAGACTGTCTGCCGTTTTCAGAAGCAGCTGTGCAACGTCAGCCTTCGTTTTCTGTTCGCTCATCTGTTTTCACCTCCTCGCTGATGGCGATCTCATCGACCTTGTCTCCGGGAATGAGGACGATCACTCTGCGCATTTCGCCGAGAAGCAGGCGCAGAAGGCGCTCACGGACGGAGACTTCGCGGACGGCTGCGATACCGCCCGTCTTCGGTTCTTTTGAAACACTTACCTTTAACTTGTGTCTCATGGCTTTACCCCTTTCCGAGGACTCTTTTCTGCCGTCCTCTAACTGGTAGCCTCGGGAGGAGGTCAAAACTGACGGTCGGATGAAAAATTTTTGAGAAAATAAAAAAAGACCCGCCGGGGACAAATAAATCCTCGACGGGTCGATGTGTGTCTGCGGTTATCTGAGCAGTTCGTTCACGCGCCTCTGCACGGCTCTGTAGTCGTACCCGGCTTCGGTGAGACGGTTTTTCCTCTCGGTGCCGTTGCCCCACAGACCGCGAATAACTTCACATGCAAGCTCGTCCACTGTTTTTCCGGGCTTCGCGTTCACAAGTTGAAGGTCGGCGGCGTTAACGGGGCTGCAGATGGCGTTTTTACCGTCCTCGCTCTTATCGATGACGACTCTCGCGCCGTTAGTCTGGAGAACGTACCAGTTTTTCTCTTTCACCCACTTGGGGATGCTCTTGCCGTTGTAGTAGGTACTGCCCGTAATGGTCACGAGGTCGCCAGCTTTGATTGTGCCGGTGGGCTTGACCGGGTTGGCAGGCTTCACATCACCGCCGAGAGTCGCCGTGACCTTGGATGCCAGCTCACCCATGCGGGCATACATCCAGTTACCGGGGCAGCTCTTGTTGGCAAACCACCGATGGACGGTCAGCACCATCTCGTCGGATTTCGGCGTATAGTTCAGTGTCTTGGTCTTATCGCCGAGCCAGAGCAGCTTCGTCTTGCCGTTGCGCTTGCAGATGTCGGTGCAAAGCTCGATGAGCCGCTGGTACACCACATCCTTGAACACATTCGGCTCGGTATTGTCGCTGGCGCACTCAATGGTGACTGCTCTCTGGTCGTTGGCTGCGGAAGAGGAACACCAGGAGCGGTTCTTCTCTTCCACATACATTCCGACCCGACCATCGACACCGATGCCGTAGTTGCTGCTTGCCTGCCGTGAGATCGGCAAGAAGATGGTGCCCAGCGTTTCCACACTGCACTGACCCACCACGCAGTGCGGTGTGATACGGTCAATGCTGTGGGTGCGCTGCCCGGAGTGGTTCGGGCTGAGTTTGGTGTAGGACACCAGGGGACTGTTCGTGTAAGCCATGTTATTCA